GCTTATTCGCGGCGTGGAAACGCTGGGGCTACCTCAAAAATGTGCATTATGTTGTTGGTCGCCGTCCGCCGAAAACGTTTGCCGCACCGATAACAGAACCGCACGACTGGGAACAGGTAATCTCATTTTACAACGGCTCTATTGCGGTCATCCTATCGCAAGACCGTCCCGGTGCTGCCAACTCGCTCACGCTCTCGTGGCTCTTGGTCGATGAAGCTAAGTTCATTAACTATGAAAAATTGAAAGATGAAACTTTGCCGGCTAACGGTGGCATAAAAACGCACTTCTGCCGTCATTCGTTCAACCATGCTATGCTCGTGCTTTCCGACATGCCGCAGAGCAAAAAAGGCTCGTGGTTTCTCGAATATGAGAAGAAAATGGATAAGCGCGTTATCAAGGCTATCGAGGCAGGTGTTTATGAGCAATGGCGACAAAAGCAAAAGATTATGGAGCTTCGCGAAAAAGGCATCGAACCTCCTGATTATCTCCGCAACTATCTCCGCCGTCTCGACCGCATGATCAATCAGTTACGCAGCACTGCCACCTACTACCGCGAATATTCCTCAGTGGAGAATGTGCAGTTACTCGGTGAAAAGTACCTCCGCGACATGAAGCGTGACCTCACTCCGCTCACGTTCCAGACATCAATCATGTGCAAGAAAATCGGCATCGCAAAGGATGGTTTCTATTCGTCAATGAAGGAAGGACATAAATACAACGCCTCCGATTTTGAATATCTTGACACTCTGGGCTTCGACTTCGACCCCTCGGCAATGGATAGCCGCGCGGACCGCGATGTTGACCCCTTTGCCCCAATCTGCATCGGTATGGACTACAACGCTAACATCAACTGGATTGTGGCTGGTCAGCCTGATGAACGCCTCGGGCAACTCAAGATTCTCAAGTCGTTTTTCGTGAAGTTCGAGCGCAAAATCCCTGCTCTCGTTCAGGACTTTTGCTCGTACTACGTCCACCATCACAACAAGACTGTCGTGTTTTATTACGATTCAACCGCTATCGGTCAGAACTACGCCGTCAATCGTGTTGACTTCCGATATACCATCATCGACGAGTTTGAAAAACGTGGATGGACTGTCGTTGCTGTTCCGCTTGGTAATCCGATGCGACACGCCGAAAAGTACAATCTTATCAACCAAGGTTTCCAAGGTCTCAACCGCCTCATGCCTATGTTCAACCGTCAGAATAACGACGACCTCATTCTTGCCATTCAATCGGCTGGTGTGAGCCGTGGGCGCAACGGTTTCCAGAAAAATAAAGCCGGCGAAAAACTCGCAGAGTCTGAAGAAGATTTGCTCGAACACCGTACTGACGGCACGGATGCCTTCGACACTCTCTATATCGGCTGTGAGTCCAAACCCTATCACGGTGGCGGTGCTATCGACATTTCCGGTGTGCTGTAAATGTCTTTTATCTGCCGATTTTTCGTCACTATTTTTGCATCGAATAAAATACCTCTCTCCTCATGCTGAAGTCTCTACTCCATACCTTAAAAAGCTCGAAGCAAGAGCACCTCCTCCCCGAAATCCCTCACCGGCTTTCAATCCAATCCGCTTCTGCTCTCATTCTCCTCCTCTCCGGAGTGGCTCTTGCCTTCGTCGCTTTATTCCTGCCCCCTGTGGGCGTTATCGACACCTCTGTCATCATCGTGTTCGCCCAAATCCTCATTGCTGTGGGCACGTTCATCGGCGTTGATATGCGTTTCATGCTTAAAATCTACCTCGCATATTTCGAGGCATTACACAAATCTTCTAACTCTCTCCTATCTGATGAAAAAGTTTCAAACCAAGCTGGCGCTGGAACAGAACAAGCTATCGCTTCATCTGAAGCATCTGAATGATTTCGTTCGCACTCCTCGCTTCGACCTTATTGATCGCGCCGAGCAAGCCATGATTTATGACCAAATCCGCGCGATGCACGACCTTAACATTGCTCTATCCGAGCGCTGCCGTTTCCATGGCATCACCCCCGAACCTGACCCCTATGCGCAAGATTAATAAAATCATCCTACACTGCACCGCCACGCCTGAAGGCAAGGACTACACTGTTGACCAAATACGCGAGTGGCACGTCAAGGGCAACGGTTGGAAGGACATCGGCTATCACTATGTGATTTATCGCGATGGTTCTATCCATGAAGGCCGTCCTGTCGAGCAGGTCGGCGCTCATTGCAAGGGCTACAACGCCAATTCTATCGGCGTGTGCTATGTCGGCGGTATTACCGAGGACAACAAACCCAAGGACACCCGAACTCCTGCTCAAAAAGAAGCTTTGCACCGATTTGTTGGCGAACTCCTCGCCAAATATCCCGGCGCTACGCTCCATTGCCACAACGAATTTGCAAACAAAGCTTGTCCATCTTTCAAAATATGCGATTTCTAATCTTACTCCTGATTATTTTTATGGTTTCCTGCTCTTCCTCTCGGCAGGTACAAAGCACGGCGTCAGAAACACTCATCTCTCACTCGGAAGCCGATAGCACCTCTACATCGCACTCCGAATCCATTTCTTCCATGCTGTTCGACCGTGATTGTGTCATCGAGGGAATTGTAGTTGAATATTCCACTACTTCCGACTCCACCACTCGCGCAAGTCCTTCTTCCGCACTCGCTGATACGCCTAAAGTCATACGCATCGACCGGATATCTTCAAAGTCCTCTCTTTCCGCATCTCAATCTCAATCCACCGATGCGACATCGGTAGCTTCCACCTCTGAAGATACCCAATCTCAAGCCGACGAAGTTTCTGCATCAAATACTTCTTCCTCGGCATTCCATCCGCCCGCGTATCTGATAATATTGATTGGTTTGGCGGTATCGGGTTGGCTCTATTACCGATACCGCAGAACGCGACAATAGAGCGCACAGGTCGTGCTCCGTTCCTCTCGGAGTGCGACCTTTTACTTTTCCTCGCTATTGTCTTTTATTCAGTGATATGCGTCAATTAAATTTGCATATATGAATACTAAATTTACATCCGATTACATCGACTTCGCCTCGTGCCTCACCTCGCAAATCGAGGACATCACGCTCACCACGGATTACACCACGGTAGCGGTGTCGCTCTATCGCACGGGCGAAGCTGACAACCCGATTTTCACCACCTCGCTCTACGCTGTCGATAATACGGTTGTCATTAGCGATGTGGCTGACCTCATTGAAGCCGATATGCGCTCGCTGGGCATCTCCACCGGTAGTTACGTCCTCTCGGTGGCTGGTGTTACTCTTAATATCGGCTGTATCTATTGTGATTACCTGCTCCCCTCCGACCTCGACACTTCGGAGGCTTTTCTCTCTACACTCGACACGGCTGTCGTCCATGCTGACTCTATAATCTCCGTTACCACTGACGAAGCCGCTTCCGGAGTGTGCTATGTACGCTACATCGACCAATCCGGGATGCTCCAATTGTACACGCTGCCACCTCTCTCCACCTCTGGCGCGTCCAACACTTACTCGGCATCCGTCGCCTCTCTGATAGCGGCTATCCCGCATGATGTCGCCTATCGCCGCATCGTCTCCTTCACGCTGGATTTCTCCCTACGTTGCAAGTCGTTTTATCTGCTCGATGATACTGACTGGATGCTGTTCCGCTTCCGCAATATCTTCAACGCTGTGGAATATCTCGACCTCTCGGGCACTGTCACCACCAAAACGGTTGTTGATGTTGACTCGGCTGTTATCGGTGGCGTGATGTTCCAGTACGACCACCTCACCACTCGCACCTACGAAGTCTCTACCGCGGCAATGACCGAGGCTCAGGCTCGCACTATTGACCAACTGTTCAACTCTCGCGAGATTGATGTGTGCGACTGCAACGGCTCGTTTCACCGCATCATCGTCACTGACCACACCTGCGAAATTTCCGACGATGACGAGTCTCTCGCCACCGTGAAATTCACTTGGCGCTATGCTTCGCGCCGTCCTCGCCTCAGCGATGATGACACCGCGGCTTTCCGTCCGTCTCCGGGCATATTCACATCACCGTTCACTCTGCCCTTCGACTAATGGATGCTGTGCATATTACTCAAGCTCGTGCGATGCTCGAGCGCGGCGAACCGGTTGACCTCGTGGTCGTAAAAAAGAACGGCTCTCTCATGGAGGCTAAAAATGTGGTGTCTCTGCGCTACGACTACTACAAAGGTACTCGTCAAATCAAGTTCCTCGCCTCCGGTGCCATCCGTTGCATCCACGATTGTTGCATTATCGCCATTAATGATTTTGAAGTTTTCCTCTAATAACACCTCCCTATATGTCCTCTGAATTTTTCTCTGTCGAACAGATTCCCGGCACAAACTCGTCCGCCGCGTTTATCCGCAAAACTCGAGATGTGTTCCGCGAAGAGTCCGAACCTAAAGTCATCACCACCCCCACAGGCATTGAATACATTCCTTGGGGCGAGGATGATGATATGCCCTATGATATAATCGACCTCATTGAGAGCGACGAAACTCTTGCCACCTGCCAAGTCTTTAACGCTGAAGTTTGCTATGGTGCGGGGCTGGAATACCGCTGTGATGAAGCTACCGAAAAGGTGCGCTCTCAGGTCGCTGACTTCCTGCTCGATAATCCGCTTTCGGATTATTTCCTCGGCGTGTGTCA